AGCGTGGGTCTGAGCGTTCCCGTATTATTTCTCCTGCACTTCAACAGGCAGTTGAGTCTAATGTAGCGGAACTAGAAGAGGCTACGTTTGGACGTGGTAAGTGGTTTGATGTTAGTGATAACATGGGCGACACCGACAAGCAAGACGTACAATTTCTTCGTAATAAACTTACGGAAGACTTTGAAGAGTGTATGGTACGAAAAGCTGTAGCTGAATGTCTTATCAACTCAGCAGTTTTTGGTACAGGCATCGGTGAAATTGTCATTGAAGAAATGAAAGAGATGGCTCCGGCTACTCAACCAATTATGGGAGGTGATCTTCAAGCTGTTGGTGTTAACATTACAGAACGTGTTAAAGTAAAACTTAAACCTGTACTACCTCAAAACTTTTTAATTGATCCTGTAGCTACGTCTGTAGAAGATGCTATGGGTGTAGCTATTGATGAGTTTGTTAGTAGGCATCAAGTAGAACTGCTACAGGAACAAGGTGTATACCGTGATGTTTATGTTGGTTCTGCTGCTCCTGACACTGACTTAGAGCCTGATCAAGATTTAACAATTTACAACGACGACAAAGTACGTTTGACTAAGTACTATGGTTTAGTACCACGAGAGCTTCTAGATGCCGCTACAAGCGATGATGATGAAGAAGTAGTAGGTGAGGAAGGGTCTGAATCAAAGTACGTAGAAGCCGTTGTAGTAATTGCTAATGGCGGTATTCTTTTAAAGGCTGAACCTAACCCTTACATGATGATGGATCGTCCTGTTGTAGCATTTCCTTGGGACGTAGTACCCGGTAGATTCTGGGGTCGTGGAGTTTGTGAAAAAGGTTATAACAGTCAAAAAGCCTTGGACACAGAGTTACGTGCTCGTATTGACGCTCTAAGCCTTACTATTCACCCAATGATGGCTATTGACGCTACTCGTCTACCACGAGGTGCAAAACCAGAAATACGCCCCGGCAAAATAATACTGACTAGTGGAGATCCTCGTGAAGTTCTTCAGCCTTTCAATTTTGGTCAAGTTAATCAAATCACTTTTGCTCAAGCCGGAGCATTGCAGCAAATGGTACAGCAAGCAACTGGAGCCGTTGACTCAGCAGGAATTGCAGGTCAGGTTAATGGCGAAAGTACTGCCGCTGGTATTAGTATGTCTCTTGGCGCTATTATTAAACGCCACAAACGTACATTGATTAACTTTCAGCAGTCTTTCTTAATTCCGTTTGTTAAAAAAGCTGCGTATCGTTACATGCAGTTTGACCCTGAGAACTACCCTGTAGCTGACTACAAGTTTAACGCAAGCAGTACATTAGGTATTATTGCTCGTGAATACGAAGTTACTCAGCTTGTACAGTTGCTACAAACTATGGGTAAAGACTCACCGTTGTACAATACACTTATTCAGTCTGTTGTAGACAACATGAACTTGTCTAACCGTGAAGAACTTCTTACAGCTCTTGCTCAAGCTTCACAACCTAACCCTCAAGCACAACAAATGCAACAACAAATACAACAGTTGCAAATGCAGTTCCAGCAATCACAAACTGCAGCATTGTCTGCTCAAGCGCAAGAGTCACAAGCTAGGGCCGCTAAATTGGCAGCAGAAGCCCAAGCAGTACCTCAAGAGCTTGAAATTGACAAGATTAATGCTATCACCCGAAACCTTCGTGAAGGTGATGCTGAAGACAAAGAGTTTGAACGCCGCATGAAAGTGGCTGATACTCTCCTCAAAGAAAAAGCAATAGAAGGTAAAACCAATGCTAATAACGCAAAAGGAAATGCAGCTCCTACTAGACCAGATCAACCACAAGTTCAGCGACCAGTTCGCCCAGTTGGACCAGTTGGAAACCAAGGTGGACCAGTTGGAAACCAAGGTGGAGGAATTATGTAATGCCCAAGTCAAAGGACCCAAAACTAGCACGGGCGGGCGTAAGCGCGTACAACAAACCAAAGCGGACGCCTAATCATCCTACTAAAAAGTTTGTAGTAGTTGCCAAGCAAGGTGACAAAACTAAAACTATTCGTTTTGGCGATGCCAAGATGACTATTAAGAAAGACCAACCTGCACGACGTAAGTCTTTTAGAGCACGTCACAAGTGTGACACAAACCCACCCAGTAAGCTGACAGCTAGATACTGGTCATGTAAAAAATGGTAAGGAGATAACTATGCCACAAGGAAAAGGAACATACGGAAGTAAAGTAGGTCGTCCACCTAAAAAGAAAAAGGCAGCGGCTACTAAAACTAAAAGAGTAACTTCTCCCGGAGGACCTTATGTCCCTCCATCTAGAGGTACTATGGCAACTGGCCGACGACAACAACGCCTAAATCGTAGTAATACGAGACGTACACGAGGTTAATAATGCCACGTAAAAAATCTACGGGCGGCGCAAGTCGCCCTAAGAAATCTGGACCTACACCTAAAAACAAAGCTTTGTATTCTAGAGTAAAAGCAGAAGCTAAACGTAAGTTTGATGTATGGCCTTCTGCGTATGCTTCAGCGTGGTTAACTCGTGAATACAAAAAACGCGGTGGAACTTATGCCTAAAAAAGGTTTAACTAAATGGTTTGATGAAGAGTGGGTAGACGTTAAAACAGGTAAGCCTTGTGGTCGAAAGTCTGCAAAAAAAAGTAAACGTCCTTACCCTTCTTGTCGTCCTAAAGCGGTAGCAGCTAAGATGACAGCAGCAGAAAAAAAATCATCAGCTAAACGTAAGACAGGACCAGCTAAAATTAAACATGCTGTTACAGCGTCAGGACGTAGAAGAAAAAATACAAGAAGTGCTTGACATTTAACAAAATGTATGGTATAATATAACTATACAGTAAACTTTAGAGGAAACTATGACACCCGAGCTTGAAACATACTTTAACAATTACAATGAATTGTTTAATCACGAAGGTTTCAAACAACTCGTTAGCGAACTTTCCAACAACGCAACGCAGTTAGCAGATATTCAAACAGTTAAAGATCAGGAAGATTTGTACTTCCGTAAAGGTCAAGTAGCTGCTTTTGCTACTGTTATTAATCTACAAGGTACTATTGAAGCTGCTCGTGATCAAGCAGAAGCAGAGGCTGAAGAACCCGTAGATGTATAAGATATATGACTTCCGTTGTACTAACGAACACGTTTTTGAACAAATGGTAGAGAGTAACGTTACAACCAGTAGGTGCGGCTGTGGCGCGAATGCTACACGTATGGTATCTGCCCCGTCCTTTCACTTAAATGGCGCTGATGGTTCATTCCCCGGCGCTCATATGAAGTGGGTCAAAGAGCACGAAAAAGCAGGTAAACAATAACATCTCCACAATGATAACGATCACGGAGTTTAATCATGTCTAGAGCAACGATTCTAGATCCCCGTCCTGAAGAGGAAAACGCGGATCAAATCGAACAAAACGAAGTTAACGAGATTCAACAAGAAGAAGTTGAGCAACCTCAGCCAGAAGAACCCAGCTTACCAGAAAAGTATAAAGGTAAGTCTTTAGAAGAAGTTGTACAAATGCACCAAGAAGCTGAAAAGCTTTTAGGTCGTCAGTCTTCTGAAGTAGGTGAACTTCGTAAAGTGGTGGATGATTACATTGCTACTCAAACACCCTCAGCACCTCAACAGCAACACGTTGAGCCTGAAGACGATATTGACTATTTTACAGATCCTCAAGCAGCCGTTAATCGTGCTATTGAGAATCATCCTAAGATTAGAGAAGCACAGCAATACACTGAGCAGTACAAAAAGCAGTCGTCACTTGCTACGCTTCAAGCTAAACATCCAGACATGCAGACGATCCTTAGTGATCCAAAGTTTGCAGAATGGATTAAGGCATCTAAAATCAGGACTCAGTTGTTTGTAGCAGCTGACCAACAGTACGACGCTGACTCTGCTGATGAATTGTTTACACTCTGGAAAGAACGTAAAACAGTAGCCCAGCAGACTGCCCAAGTTGAAAAACAGGCACGTAAGCAGACACTTAAGGCAGCTAATACAGGCAACGCACGAGGCAGCAGTGCAGGAGCGCGTAAAAAAGTATATCGCAGGTCCGACATTATTAAACTAATGAAAACAGACCCTGAGCGTTACCAAGCATTGTCAGACGAAATACTGACAGCATACGCGGAGGGTCGGGTCAAGTAATCTAAAGGAGATTAATCATGGCTAACGAAACTTCGGGAACTTACTTCACAGCTAATGCTGTGGTAGACAAAACAGCAGCAAGTACTTTCATTCCAGAAATTTGGAGTGACGAGATCATTGCTGCATACCAAAAGAACCTCAAGATGGCTCCACTTGTCAAGCGCATTCAAATGGCTGGCAAGAAGGGTGACGTAATCCATATCCCTAAGCCTACTCGTGGTTCAGCTTCTGCTAAGGCGGAATCAACTGCAGTAACAATCCAAGCGAACCTTGAGTCAGAGTTGACTGTCACTGTTGACCGTCACTTCGAGTACTCACGTCTGATCGAAGACATCGTTGAAGTACAGGCTCTTAACAGCCTCCGTCAGTTCTATACAGAAGATGCTGGCTACCAGCTTGCTCTTAAGGTAGACACTGACCTCATCAACGCTGCTACTGGTTTTGGTGACGGTACTCGTACTCAGACTCCAGCTAACACTGGTGCTGACTGGGTTAACAGCAACAGCTATTACTTCAATGCCGCTGCTGGCCTTGCTACTTATGCTGCTGACACTGTAACTTCAGGCGACAACTTCACTGACCTTGGTTTCCGTGAAGCTATCAAGTTGATGGACGACGCTGACGTACCTATGGAAGGCCGTGTACTTGTAGTTCCACCTGCAGTACGTAAGTCTCTGATGGGCATCGACCGATACGTGTCTTCAGACTTTGTTGGTGGTCGTGGTGTAGAGTCTGGCCTCATCGGTAATCTCTACGGCGTAGACATCTACGTTTCAAGCAACGCTCCAGTTGTAGAAGCAGCAGGTCAAAACAGTGCTTCTACTGATGACACTCGTGGTTGCTTGTTCTTCCACTCTGATGCTCTTGTTATGGCAGAGCAAATGGCTGTACGTTCGCAGACACAGTACAAGCAGGAATACCTGTCAACACTGTTCACTTCGGACTGCCTGTACGGTGTAGAAGTATACCGTCCAGAAGCTGGCTTCATCCTCGCAGTTTGCGACGAGTAAGTCTACTAGGGGGTCAGCAATGGCCCCCTTTCCTTTCTCCTCCTTCTTCTCTGCAATAGGACTTTCCGATGTCGAACTACTCTAAGACCACAGACTTTGAAGCTAAGGACTCGTTACCTACGGGCGACTCAGGAAAGATTATCCGTGGCGCTGAATTTGAAACTGAGTTCGATGCAATTTCCACAGCTATTGCAACTAAAGCTGACACAGCAGGGCCTACGTTTACCGGAACCCTGACCTTTGCAACTATTTCTGACGGAACCATTAGTGTTACTGCTTTTGTCGATGAAGACAACATGGCATCTGACAGCGCAACTCTGGTTCCTACACAGCAGTCCGTAAAAGCATACGTTGACTCACAAGTCACTGCACAAGACCTAGACTTCCAAGCTGACACTGGTGGTGCGCTTAGTATTGATCTAGACAGTGAGACCATGACGTTTACTGGTGGCACTGGTATTGATACGTCTGGCTTAGGTAATGCTGTTACCTTTGCTATTGACTCTACCGTTGCTACGCTAACAGGGACTCAGACACTTACTAATAAGACTCTCACGTCTCCTGACGTAAACACTCCAGACATCGACGGTGGTACTATCGACGGTACTGTCATTGGTGGTACTACTCCTGCCGCTGTCTCTGCTACTACTGTTTCTGCTACAGGCAACATTACTGTAGACGGTACTGTAGACGGACGTGATGTAGCTACTGATGGCTCTAAACTAGACGGTATTGAAGCTGGTGCTACTGCTGACCAAACAGCCGCAGAGATTCGTACACTGGTTGAAGCCGCTACTGACTCTAACGTCTTTACTGACGCAGATCACAGTAAGCTTGACGGCATAGAAGCAGGTGCTACAGGCGACCAAACCAATGCTGAGATCAGAGCCGCAGTAGAAGCCGCTACAGACTCCAATGTATTTACCGATGCTGACCACAGCAAACTTGATGGTATTGAAGCACTTGCAGACGTAACAGACACAGCTAACGTTACAGCCGCTGGTGCTTTGATGGACTCAGAGTTGACTAGCGAAGCCTCAGTCAAAGCTTTGAACCAAGGCGTAGCTACTACTGACTCACCAACCTTTGCCGCTGTTACTGTCAACGGTAACGTAGAGTTTGACGGTCTGTCTGGCACAGGTTCAGTCACAGTTACAGACATTCTTGACCAAGACGACATGTCTGGAAACAGTGCTACTGCATTGGCTACTCAACAGTCAATTAAGGCGTATGTAGACAGTACTGTTGCCGCTACTAACGAACTTGTAGAAGACACTACGCCACAGTTAGGCGGTGATCTTGATACTAACGGCAATGACATTTTGTTTGCTGACAACGACAAGGCTATTTTCGGTGCTGGCTCTGACCTACAGATTTTTCACGACCCTAGTGCTGGCTCCATTATTCAAGAAGCAGGCGCAGGAAGTCTTTTTGTTAGAGCTTCCACAAATATTCAGCTTGAGGGTGTAAACGGCGAAAACATGGCTATTTTCAATGAGAATGGCTCTGTTCAACTTTATTACGACAACGCAGAAAAACTAGCCACCACCTCTACAGGCATCGACGTAACGGGTACTGTGACGGCTGATGGAAACGCATACACAGCGTTTATTGCTGACGGTACTAGCGGCGGTGCATTCAAGTTTTATAAGAATGGCTCGCAACACGCACAGATATTTAGTGACGGCTCTGGCGATTTAGTCTTTAGGAACAATACTGATTCAGAGCGTATGCGCATCTCAAGCTCAGGCAATGTCGGTATAGGAACCTCGTCGCCCTCATTTGGCTTATCAGTAGAGTCTGACAATGGTTCAGGCTATGCGGCGCTATTCAGGAAGTCTAGCTCTGACCCTGCTTTAGCAATTCAAACCACTAGCGGTGTTACACAGATTCAGGGACTTAACAGTGCCTTAAATGCCACTCATGGTATTGCAATGCAAGTTTCTGGTGGCAATGTCGGTATAGGAGTTGCGTCGCCTAGCTCGTTGCTCCATTTAAAGGCTAACGCTCCATACATTACCTTTGAGGATGACGACAACAACCAAGACTGGCAGATTCAAGCTACAGCGTGGTTTGCAATTCGCGATCAAACAGCTGGTGAAGAGCGTATGCGCATCGACAGCTCTGGCAATATTCTTTTCGGAGCCACTGGTACAGCAACTACCTCTTACGGTGCAAAAGTTTTAAAGGACAGTTCCTCAGAAATATTTGCCGTACATCGACAAGCCGCCGATGGCGACCTTATCACGTTCGCTCGTGGCGGGACTGATGCAGGTGGCATATCTTATGCAGGCGGTTACTTAGATGTAAACGGCCAAGTTAATGGTGTAACTGTATCTTCTGGCGGTACAGAACGCATGCGCATCGACAGCTCTGGCAATGTCGGTATAGGAGCCACCAGTCTTACTAATAAGCTAACTGTGAATGGCGACCAAGTTTTACTTACAAATGGTGAATTAAAATTTGCTGACGCAACAAACAATCAAGTAGGCACCATAAGAAACAGCGGCTCTGCCGCCACAAGCCAATTAGAGTTCTTAACAGCCAACACAGAACGTATGCGCATCTCAAGCGCAGGAGATGTCCAAATTGGAACAGCCGCAGTTACGGGGGGCCGCTACTTTGACATTTATAACAC